TGGAGAGAAATGAGGACGTAACCTTCTGGTGCGCAAAGGGTTGATGCTTGCCTGTCCACCGGTAGTCGCGCAGTATTGGTGACGGAACATCAGGTATACCCAACGCGGCTAGCGCTTTGGCCTCTGTAAGCCCCCAGTGCACAGCTACCTTGCCGTCAACAACAGCGCTCTTTTCAATTACGTCAGTAACGGCTCGGGTTTTGGCTGCATGGAAGAGCAGCACTTTGTTGTCTATGATCTGCACAGTTTGCTCCTTGTGCGGTTATTTCTTATCTTGACCCACACTCTCTAGCGTTGCGTACTCTAGGCCAAACAAGGCGTTTACTGCTGGTAGCATGATATCTAAAAGCATCCCTCTAGGTATATGATCACCGGGAGCCCAACCGTAGCGTTTGAATATTTCGTCCAGTTCTTCGTCGGTCATGGCTATCCCTTCTTTTTACGTTCTTTCGTGCTGGTCTCCGACACTAGGTTGCCTTTGCTGTCCCGTTTGAACGACCGGTTCTGAGACGCGCTCTGCACGGTCACGCCCTGCTTACTACTGCCGCCCTTATCGAAAGCGACCTTGTGGGCTACGTCCTTGCCGTCGCCCTTGTGAACTTTCCCCTCGCGCATAAGCTTGCGCCGTGCTTTGTTACGAGCAACCCGGTTAGCTATCTGCTCAGGCTGGGCCTCGTACTTGGCTTCCTTCTTGTAGTCTCTCGCCATCAGTTTCTCCGGGGCTTCCAGTGCTCGCACGATTTAACTGGACACCACCCACACAGCGGGCTGGTCTTGGCGTTCCATATACCATTATCCAGCGCCGCTTCCAACTGCTCAAGCTGAGGGTCGAACACGCTGAGGTAGGCTTCTAAGTGCTCTTTGTGGTGGGTCTTCTTGGGGAACTCGTTACTGACTACGTAAGCAAGTCCAGACTTGATGGTCTCGATCTCGGGGTAGTGTACAAAGATGGCACCGGCCATTAGGTCTAGCTGCTTCATATCAGCGTACTTGGCGTTCTTGCCGGTCTTGTAGTCAACCATCCAAGCGCGAGCATCATCGATAATCAGCAAGTCCACGATACCCCGCCACCACACATTCTTGCCGAAGAAGGTAGTAGGTTCGTAGCCAGTAGCCGTCTTGCTGACACCTAGTCTAAGCTCGGTGTGCTTCGCGCCGGGGAACAACTCTAGGGCCTCGACGGTTTCCTTGACAACGCTATATTTTGGCGGAACGGGGGTGCCATCCTTGATGTAGTCCTCGGCTGCTTTGTGTACCTGCGTACCGTAAATGGCCTCAAACCCCGGAGTGTCCTGCACATCCTTGGCAACCTTCAAGTGGAAGTACTTTTTAGGGCACTGATCGAAGGTCTTGATCGAGGAGTAGGACCACGCAACCACGCTATTCTCCTAGGGCTTCCATGAGTGCTAGAGACGATATAGCACCGTCCTTGCTCAGTCTAGCTGCCAAAGCCACGATCCTCTCACGCTCGGCCAGCATGGCCCGCATCGCCAGATTGATAGCCTCGTACTCAAAGCGGTCGTTTACCAGTTTCGCTGCGGCTTCGCGTAATGCGTCGGTCATTGTTGGTTCCTCCTACACAGGCATCCGCGACAGGGGTATACCCCGTCGCTTCAGTCCATACTTGCGCTGTTCCTCATCGAGTAGCGCGTTCACTCGTTCTGCACGAGCCTGTTCGACAGCACGTTTCTTCTGCTCGATCACCGCATCATCTTTCTCGCGCAGCTGCGCTTGTGCTCGGGCGATCTCGTGCTGCCTTTGGTTCACGCTTGTGCAGCCCGCTCGATATACCACTGTGCCTTCTTCAGGTCAGTCGTAGCATCGCCCTTCTTACCCGCGCGGCTCAGATACTTGAGCGCATTCCCACGGCAGTAACCAACGAACTCTTCCTCTGACAGCTTTGCCCGAATATAGTCGATGGTCTCGATCCCGCCGTCCATGTAGTGCGGGGGTGAGTTGACCGGGTCTGCTGCGGGTTCTTCCATATCAGCTGTTAGAGTGAAAGCATCGAGCCAATCCTTGCGGACTTTGTGCACGTAGCTCGCAGAAGTGTTTGCCGTCTTGGCAATGTCGGCAGTGTTCCACGTAGGATGCCGATCAATCAGGTCCAGAATGACCCCGGCTTTGTTGGTTTTGGTCTTCTTAGGCATTGGTTTGCTCCTTATTTTAGGTTACCGCCCGATTTTAGTATGTCACCATTGTAGACATACGTCCCAACGTGATCCAGTTTCACAAAGGGGTGGGCGTAAATCTTCCCCCCGTGCTTCCTGAATAGCTCACAGAAGTGGTAGTCCTCTGATAGCAGCGCTCCACTTTCGTCGATGCTGGTAGCGAAGAACTCGTGTGTTAAGGGCTTCTCGTATTCGCCGTCTGGCTTGATAAACGAGGATACCCGGTAGGTCGGTACGTGCGGCTCAAGGAAGTCAAATACCCCCCGTTTGATGAGCATGAAGCCGGTGCCGCCGTGGCGCACTTCGATGACGCCGCGCTCATCCGTCTCTACGTGGGATTCGCCAACCATGTTGAAAACGAAGGCACCGCCGTAGTCCTCTAGGTCTTCCCTGCCTGCGCGCACTGCGCGCTTGATGCTGTCCCAGTTCACTTCTTTCTTGGGGTAGATACCGCACACGATGTCTTCGTCTACAGCTAGCAAGTGAGCCAGAGAGTCTCCGTCGAAGCCAATGTCAGCGTCGATAAACATGAGGTGGCTGCAGTCTGTTGCGAGAAAGGTGCGGGCCAACTCGTTCCGGGCGCGGGTAATCAGGCTCTCGTTGGTCATGTGCGCCCAGCGCACCTCTACCCCAAGCTCCCGCATCTTGTTCATGGTGGTGAGCAAGCCCAGCACATACATACCCGTGCACATACCGCCGTACATAGGAGTAGCGATCATGATCTTGGGCCGCTTAGTCGCCATTTTGATTTCATCCATTTAGTTTGCTCCTTAGTTTGCGGTGCCGGGTCTCGGCGGCTGCGATAGACACACCAATCTCAGGGGCTATGTCCGCGAAGCGCATCCCATCTGCCCGCATAGCCATAAGAATTTGCTCCATTTCCGGGGTCCAATCGAACTTTGGTCGGCTTACCTTCACAGGGCTTCCCCGCTGTTTCGCTTGACGAAACGCCCATGGGCATCGCGGTCCGCTAGTAGACGCTGTAGCTCAAGTTGTACGCAGCCAAGCCGCTCGTTTTCCTCCATGAGGTCCCTGATTTTCCCGGAATTAACTACTTCCGCAACGAGAAAACCAAGGCATGAGCCGACGAACAACCCTACGGTTACACTCGTGATGTCAATCATTTCTACTCTCCCTATCAGATGCCGAGATAGTCCAGCAGCCGGTTGATGGCCTTGAGGTCTTTCTTGTACTCCTTGGCGTCATCGGGGTGGACGTACCCAGCTTTACTGTTGATGGTTATAACTTCCCGCGTATCGAGCAGCCATGCTTTCGCTAGATCATCCAGCACCTCAGGGTTGACTTCGATCATCATACTTCTTCTCCCTCTTCGTTTGCCAGCGGTGGCTCCCGCAGCAGCCGTGCGACTTCGTCCTTCACGAGACTACCGGTATCCCAGTCGCCGCTAAGGATGGCATTCTTGTGGTATACCGCAGTGTAGCGCTCAGCTACATTCCGCCGTGCTGTTTCGAGTAGCTTTGCGTTAACCGTCATGTTTAGTACCTTCTGGAGCAGTATTGGCAATGGCGAGCGCCGGCCCCGTACCTTAACCTCCAGAGTACGTAGTCCTTACGTGTAATGTTGCAGCGCCGACATATTGTGGAAACAGTAAAACCGCCTTCCATTTGCTTTGCGGCTTTACCGGTTATTTCTATGTCGCCAAACCTATCCCCAACACTAAACTCTGGTTTGCCGTCTTTAAGGGGGCAGTGTTTACGGGCTTCAAAAGTTAGAATGTTCATGACATGCGTACGCTTGCATGTTGTGCACCCGACGAGGTACATCTTATTGCGGAATTTGTCCGTGTCTTTCAGCCGGATAATGATTCGGAATAGCCCGCTTCTACTTACCCGCCCTTGTTCAGCTCTACCTGTCATGACACACTCCTATTTCACCCCAAGGGATCAACATCATCCACCATAACTCTTCCCCATCTTGCTCTCGCAGTTCAATGGCAAACCCGGCGCCCATTTGGGGCGGATACGCATGCAGCCTTCGATGAACGCCCTAGCTTCATCAGCTTCGGCTTCCGGTACGCAAGTAACCACAGAGTCGTGCACGGTCATCACAACCTTGTAGCGCCGTGCAATCATCAGCATCTGCTCACCAATGATAATGCGAGCTAGGGCTTGGCACACGTTTTCAACGCAGTTGTGAACTATGAAGGCGTCCGAAATACCTCGGACCACGAAACGCGATCTGGGTCCGGAGTTGCGGAGGTCATAGACAGGTTGCGGTGCCACCGATATAGAAGTGTCGAGCGTGAAACACCCGTCAGCGCAACTGCCTTCTTTAAATCTACCGGGAGTGCGGAGCGCGTATTCTGAGCCTGTATTTCGGGTGTCACCCAGCGGCAGTTCTCGGGGATGTAGTTTCCGTTGTTGTCCTTCCGGTCGAGCGTAAGTCCCGGCATATACGTTGGACCCATATCCGCCCAGAATTCCTCGAAGGAACCATCCCACCTTGAGCATACTGTAATACCCCGTGCGCCGTAGTTGTGCCATGCCTGATGCGTAGGTAGTCGGCAGCGATCCTTCATCGACCGCCACACGGCGTACACGGGGTGCTTCGACATACCGTGCGACTTGCTCTTTACCCCAATCATACAGCCGCAAGATGGGTTTCCGCCCTGACGAGCGTACTTTTCCGTGTCCGAAGCTCCACGTACCACTTCTTTTTCGCAGGTGCAGCGGAAGGTCCACATCGAACGCCGCCCGTTTGTCCCCGCATACTTCAACGCCGTCAGGCATCCAAAAACCTGCCCGGTGTAGTCCTTCGCACGATGATGCATGATGCCATCCTTCCTCAGTAAGTACCTCATGATCCGGTGTCATATGCACCCCATCGAGTACGATGGTACACTTCTTACCTTGATATATCAACCCATCATGATTAACCCACTCAATCCCGTCCCATACACGGTCGAAGCTGGTGACTTGTACAATGGGAACCCAACCACGCTCGGTAAGTACTTCGGTCTCAGCGCCTAGACACTTGCCCCCATAGATGCGGTTAGGCACCCAGTTGCGACCCTTGCGGGTATCGTAGACCATCTCCCTAGCTGGGCCATCTTCCTCCTTCACCCAGCGCAGTTTGGGGTACTGGACCCGCAGCGTATTGGGCAGAGTAATCCCGTCATGCCCGTCAACGTCGAGCACACCTTTGCGCCCAAACGATGTCGAGTGAGCTTGGCCCGCTATAATAGCATCGAGAGCGTCACCGCCCAAATCCCACAGTTTAGGGATGTACTCGTAAGTATCCCGGTAAACTTTGATAATCCGGTTACATTCCATCAGCGGCATATCGACACCAAAAGTCTTAAGTTGTGTGCGGAACTTATTACCGCCCATGCCGTACCCTGCGCCCAGAATCGTTGTCTTACCTACAAACCGTTCTTGTTCTGTGATATCTTCTACTAGCTTACCGTAAATACTTGACGCCATTATCTTATAGACGTCCTCACCAGCAGCAAACGCATCGACAAGGTCATCCTGCTCGGCTAGCCATGCCAGTGTGCGGGCCTCAATCTGCGAGCTATCGCAATCCACCAGCAAGTACCCGTCTGGTGCGCGTATCGCTTTTTTAAGCGGCGACTTGCGCGGTAGGTTCTGGAGGTTAACCTTATCGTCGCCGCCCCAGCGTCCGGTGTGGGCAGCATAGTAGCGTAGGGGGATCGGTAATGGGCCACGATCCGCGATCTTGATAAACCTCTCGGTCCTTGTCTCTTCCAGTGTAGACTTAACGCCTAAGCGGGCCGCTACCAGCGCTTGCACAGCGGCATCTTTATGGTCCAGAAGTTTCTTAAACCCCTCATCGGACTTGGCGAATGCGTGGGTCTCTTTGCCGGTGGTCGGGCTAATCTTCGTGGGGGGTGTCACGCCTAGATCGGTCAGGACCTGTGCCAGCTTCGGGTTCGACATGATGTCTTCCTTGCTGGCGGCTATCTTGGACAGGAGGTTTGTCTTTTTCTCTTGCACAGACCTCAAATGGTCTTCGAGTACACACTTGTCTAACTCCAGTTTGGGTTCGGTGAACATCCTAATAGTTAGGTCGATCAACCGGAACTCCAGTTGCGGGAAGTTGGGGGCCATCTTGCAGAAGATAGCATAGGTTAGCTCGCAGTCGTTGCTGCAATATTCCCCATACTTAGCTAGCTGTTTAGGCGTGAAGTCTAAACGGCGCTTGCCGGTAGCATCTAACACCTCCGTCCCCTTCTCACCAACCACAAAAAACTCGGCTAGGGATTTCAAGCTAACACTACCTAATGTAGCACCATACTTGGCGCGAGCCATAGACATAGTATCAGCGATACGCTTGGGTTTAATACCATAGTGCCACGACAATATAGCCGCGTCGAATACGGCGTTCTGCGCCACCACCACACAGTTGTTCCAGTCAAACTGGTTAAGCCACTCTTGGACAACTTTCTTGGGACCAGAAAACCACACGGATTCCCC